TTAGATGAAGCGGATTTTTTAACTATCCAAGCACAGGCATCACTTAGAAATATAATAGAAACATTCTCTCGTAATACTCGTTTTGTTATGACGTGTAATTTTATAGAGCGAATTATCGATCCATTACAGTCTAGATGTCAAGTACTTAAAATAGTACCCCAATCTAAACAAGAAATAGCACGTCATGTTCATGATATTTTATGTAAGGAAGATATAACATTTGAACTAGAAGATATAGGTACCATAGTAAATAAACATTATCCAGACCTAAGAAAAATACTTAACACAGTACAATTTTCTATTAATGATGGTAAATTACAACCGGATAAAAATGTTTTAGTATCTTCCAATTACATTAAAAATGTTATTAAAGAGTTATCAGGAACAAAACCTAATTTTAGAAATTTACGCCAAATAATAGCTGATTCGGGTGTAAATGACTATGAAGAATTGTTTAGGGCTTTATTTGATTATGCCCCTAAATATGCCCCCGAATTAGAGGGCTCTATAGCAGTAATATTAAATGATCACTTATACCAATCTAATTTTAGAATAGATAAGGAAATTAATATTATGTCTGCTATAGCTAAAATCATTGAATTAAAAAAATCTAACTTAATTATTTAAATTTTATTATGCAACAGCAAGGAAATCAACCACAACTTAATATTGATCTAAAAAATACTACTGCAGTGGAAACACCTAGTGGTGGTGTTGTTTTTCAACAAGGAGTAATCCTTAGAAAAGTATCTAAATTCGTAGTAGGATCAGAAGAAGATGCATTATTACCAGTTCCAGTATTTTATGACCCGGAAACAGGTAAAATTATGAAGGATACATTACCCCCTGATTTACGAGAAGAATATAGCGAACAGAGTATATGACAATTTGGAATTGGTTAGAAGAAATTACGTATAAAAAATCACCCGCTAGTTCGTTTAGTGAAAAAGATTGGGAATCATTTAACAGTTATATGATTCATAGGTTTATATCTATGAATCCCTATTACATAGAGATAACTAATAAGGTGCAAACTATTTTACCTACTGAAAAAATTAGGATTTATACGGTTTATAAAGAACTTATCCCTAAACGTAAAGTATTTTTAAAATATATTAAAGGGAATAGTAGTAAATATAATACAGAATTAATGGAATTACTGTCTAACCATTTTGAGTGTTCAAAAAAAGAAGCTAAGGAATATTTTGACATATTAGGTAAAGTTAAGATAAAAAACTTATTGGGTAAAATGGGTTTTGAAAAAAAGGAAATTACTAAATTATTAAAAGCCTAAAATGGCCAAGAAAAAAATTCCTAAAATAGTTAAAGAAATACAGAATTTTCAATTACCTGAGATTAACTATTCTTATCAAAAGAATATTTCTTACTCTCAAATGTCTATGTTTCATGAATGTCCTAAAAAATGGGCGTTAAGATATAGAGATGGACATAAAGTATTTTCTTCCAGCATTCATACTGTTTTTGGAACTGCCTTACATGAGGCTTTACAACATTACATGGATGTGATGTTTGAAAGATCTGGTGCAGCAGCAGATAGAGAGGATATTATTGGGATATTTGAAGATTCGTTTAGGGAAAATTATATAAAAGAACTTAAATCTAATAATAATAAACATTTCACTACTCCAGTTGAAATGAGAGAATTTTATGAAGATGGAGCTAATATTATAGAATTTTTTAAAAAACGTAGAAGTAAATATTTTACTAAAAGGGATAAGTATCTAGTAGGATGTGAAGTACCTATTATAATCCAACCTAATAAAAAGCTAAATAATGTTATGTATATGGGTTATTTAGACTTAGTATTGTATGATGAATGGGAAGATAAATTTTACATATATGATATTAAAACTTCCACTAAAGGATGGGGGGATTGGGCTAAAAAAGATGAAATAAAACATTTTCAATTAGTATTATATAAAAAGTTTTTTTCTGAACAATACGGTATCCCATTAGATAAAATAGAAGTTGAATTTTTTATAGTTAAAAGAAAAGTACCTGAATTTTCAGACTTCGCTATTTCAAGAATACAAACATTTAAACCAGCGTCTGGTAAAGTTAAGATAAATAAAGCAACTAAATTTATGGATTATTTTATATCAGAAGCATTTAATAAATCTGGACATAGGGATTCAGTACATTTACCTAAACCCGGTAATGGTTGTAGATTTTGTCCATATGCTGACAATAAGGAGCTTTGTGAATTTGGTATGGAATTTTAATTTTTAATATATTTATGTATATTTATATCAAACGTTATTAATTAAAAATATTTGTCATGAGTAATCAAAAGTTGACCAGTGTAAAAATAGATTCCAATATGTGGGATAATTTTAGAGTAGAATGCATTAAGCGTAAATTCTCTTTCCAAAAACTTGCAGAACGCAGTATCCATTTGTATCTTACGAATGAAGAATTTAGAAAGCAAGTATCATCACATACAAATCTAGAGTTTATCACTGAAGAATAAGTTTTAAAAAAAATATATGAAAGAAGGTTATATTCCTCAATCGGAGAGGAAAAAAATTCTGCTTATAGCAGATGATATCAGAGTACATTCGGGTGTAGCCCAGATAGCTAGAGAGTTTGTAGTTAATTCCTGCCATCACTATAATTTTGCATGTGTAGCTGGTGCAGTTAAACATCCTGATAAGGGTAAAAAACTGGATATGAATGCTGCTATTAGTGAAATGTCTGGAGTAAAAGATGCGTATGTAGCTTTATTCCCAACTAATGGATATGGGGATCTAGATCTACTAAGGAGTATAATTAATTTGGAATCACCTGATGCTATTTTTATCATTACTGACCCTAGATATTATGATTGGTTATTTCAAAATGAAAATGAATTTAGAGTTAAAATACCCATTATTTACCTTAATATTTGGGATGATGTTCCTGCCCCTGTGTACAATAGGGAATTTTATGAAAGTTGTGATGCATTATTTGGTATATCTAAACAAACCGTTAATATAAATAAAATGGTTTTAGGTGATAAGGCTGAAAATAAACTTATAAAATATATTCCACATGGTTTAAATAGTAATATTTTTAAACCTTTAGATAAAAAGGGTCCTAAATTTAAGGAATTTAATGATAAATTACTACAGGGTAAACAATATGACTTTACCTTACTATTTAACTCGCGTAACATTAGAAGAAAATCAATTCCAGATACTTTATTAGCCTGGAAAGTATTTACTGATCAACTCCCCGAATCTAAGGCTAAGAAAACTGCTTTAATTCTAAAAACTGATCCTATAGATGGTAATGGTACGGACATACCTAGGGTTATAGATTATTTCTTTTCTGATAGCCCCACTAATGTTTTAGTTCTAGGAGATAAACTTAGTACAGAACAGATGAGTTATTTATATAATAGTGTAGATGCTACTATTTTATTATCTTCAAATGAAGGATGGGGGTTATCATTAACTGAATCCTTATTATGTGGTAAACCCATTATAGCTAATGTAACGGGTGGTATGCAAGACCAAATGAGATTTGAGGATAATGAGGGCAATTGGTTTACTCCTTGTAATAATATACCTTCCAACCATAGAGGTACTTATAAAAAACATGGAAAATGGGCTTTTCCCGTCTATCCAAGTAGTATATCTTGTCAGGGTTCTGTTCCTACTCCCTACATTTTTGATGATAGATGTAGTTGGGAGGATGCAGCTGAGCAAATTAAAAAGCTATATAATCTATCACGGAAAGAAAGAGTTAATATAGGGGAAGAAGGCTATAATTGGGCCATAGGAGATGAAGCTGGATTTACATCAGAAAAAATGTCTAATAGATTAATTCAGCATATAGATGAACTATTTGAAAATTGGGTACCTCGTCCTAAATATGAATTTTTAAAGGATACAGACATGGAAAAAGAAGTTTTACCTCATAAATTATTATATTAATGAAAAATACATTTGTAGTTAGTTGTCCTATAGACACGTATTCGGGATATGGTTCAAGAAGTAGGGATTTTGTAAAGGCTCTCATTGAAATGGATAAATATGATGTTAAAATATTATCACAAAGATGGGGTAATTGTTCTTGGGGGTTTTTAGATGAGCATGAAAATGAATGGGGATTCTTAAAATCTCATATAATCCCCCAACTTCAGGAACAACCCGATATATGGTGTCAAATTAGCGTCCCCAACGAATTCCAAAAAGT